CCTCCGCGCCTATCTAAGACAACAACCGGAGTTGTTGAATGCGGATTCACTAAAGGCCACTATGACGTATCTATGGGGTTCTAACCCAAACGACGTTTGCCTTGAGTACAACTAATCTAACTAGTTGGATCTGTACGGGCCACTTTCCGACCTTCTGTATCTGGGGTCATGCGGGTCCGAGCGCAAATGCTTGAAGCATCGACGACTCTTTCCGTTACTGGCACAATTGATATCCTTCGCTCGATACTTGGTTGTGTAATCACTTCCTTATCAAGGGGCTTATCATTGTGTTTTGGCACTGTGGAAAGTTGGTGTCCATGACGACTTTCGCTCGATGGAAATACAGTCCTAAAGTTATCATCTCGATGATCGAGAGGAATACCATAGTCTGTTTGTAAACCTTCGAAAGTATAAAAAGTCGGCATCCGTATTGGACTTCTATTAGCCCAAAAACTTCGAATCATGTCCTGAGTCTCGTTGAAAACAACTCTACCCAAGAACCACGATTTACGGATTGCATCTTCACAATTTGAGATGGCTGCTTCCTGTAAAATTACAGAAATATCCGAACCTGTTTTCGTGCCCTTTGGTTTCCTAACCCAATTACAAATATCCAAAATTTCTTTGTAATCGGCTGTCGGAATGTAGACTCCGGGTTTAATCGCAGTCTCTGTGAAATAGCCAAAACCTCGTTTGAGGAAGGAAGCTTCATCTAGCATACAATATTTTCGCATACTATCTCCTTTAGTGACGTCGGTGTATTTGACATCAAATTTCTTGAAATATTCTGAAATCGTTACGTTGTTAAAGATTTCAATAACTTCTGGTTTGACCGAAAAGATCACGTCATCCCCATAACAATAAAACCTTACGAATTTCTTGAAATGGTGCAAACCAGATATGGTGGGTTCTACTTCTTGCATGATACCAATCCAAGCGCATCTAATATAGAACAAATTACAAATAGAATTTATAATTACTGTATTAATTGCGCCTGAAGGGCTACCACACTTGACCTTAACAACGTGGCGACCAAAAATATTTAAAGAATCGATTGCTCTACGGCCAAGAACTTCTCTAGCGATATTATGTTTATCGGGACTATTATGTTTCTTATACCAATCGTTGATTATTTTATAAGCATATAATACGAATTTACTACTAAGCCTGGGTCCGAATTTACTATAATCTCCAACACAAATGTATGGTGAAAATTGTACTAAATCCAAAGCCAGTTCATTCCATTCTAATGATTCAACATTAATTCCTACTGCATGCTCTAAATTTTTTCTACTAAGCTGAAAAGCATAATTAAAATCCATCATGTATCTTCTAGTATTGGCCGTTAATGTAAAAGAACTACCCTGAATGATTCTTGGGTTTTTAACCTTCTCGGGTTTTAGCCTTTCGTCTTTCAATGAAGCCTGAAAAATTGTTAATGGTTTCTCTCCTCTTTCCATCATCTCTTCTTCCATTTCTATTGATTGTAAAAACTTTTCATGTATCCATTCAATTTTTGCTTCAGTTTCAGATAATTTGACTAAATCCGTTTTCCGCTTTGTCCTCGTGTCGCAACAATAAGGAAAGCCAGGACTAGTGCTCATTACAACTCTACCTATCTTAGTGTGAATACCACAAATAGCTTCTTCAACAGTTCGTTTCGAAACTACTGGCATATCACTAACACAGTTAGCTTTGTACATTTCACTAATATCCATATAAGCCAAATCAATATGATCATCGGGAAAATCTTTGTGTCTACGATATTGGTCAATACCCTTAACAAAAGCAATCATTCCTTTATCCAAGTTACCTTTCCCATCCGGTTGAGCCAAATGAGCTGGTATTCTCTGATTTTCAATAAATACTCCATTGCACTCACTCGGTTTTAACGTCGTTCTAACTGAATTAAAAGCTACAAGTATGTCTCCATCTTCTTTCTTCGCATTAAAAATTTCGAAATCATCTTTACAAAATTCCTTCGAAAATTCTTCTGTTTCATAAGCTGGAAGCACACACATAACTCTAACCCCGTCACAATCTATTAAACTCGTGTTAGTCAACTCATAAGCTTTTTCCATATCCTCTGAGTTTATTGCGTTGAAATACAAACTCGTATCAGTTGTTGCACTCATCACACCGACAATTAAACATGTGGTTTTATCTATCAAAATACTACCACACGATTGTTTAAAACCACCCTTCTCTGGATTGTTAACAACGAAACCATGAAACTCTACTGTTATTGCCTTATCTGACCAACTACTACAACTACTAGCCTCATAAGCAAATTTATCAGTCAATTGCACAATTCCCTTTGCTTCGTACACATTGTCGGGTGATCCATT